TCATATGATAAACCCTGAGCTTTATTGTGTGACCCCCTGAGATTTCGATTGCGAAAACTTGCTATTTTTTGAATTGCGACGTGTAGAACCACTTACAAAACTTTTTGAAAGGATTGTTTAGCTAGGATTCACGCGTTGTACGAGCTTGCATACAAGATGCAAGATTCCTCTTGTGAGGACCCTGGGAGTTCCCCTCCCAACCAAAGTGTGGCACTTCCACGAGAGAGTATACTCTCTGGGGTGCTACGGAAAAATAATGTAGCAGAATGTGATGTACCTAAGAGTAAATCCATTCTCAAAAATAAAACGACTATGCTTATCACAATGGACCCTGATACCCCTTTTTCGAAGTATGTTGAGAATGCACAAAGGTTGGTGAATTCGATGGTACAGTATGGATATGATTATACTGTGGAATCCCATGTTAGATTTATTGCGACAAGGACAACTGTGACGTTGAAGAATGGTATTTTTAAGTATGTGATTGTTTGTGATGGATTGCGTAATGTTAAGGAAGTGAATCAATTTGTTAATGTTGCTATTTTGGTTGCAATGAAGAAGTATTTATTGTATGATGTAAAGCGCTATACGCAGCCGCAAGGACCCCCAGAGACTACTAATACCACGAACCCCGAAGATATTGTTAATCAAACCGAAATATCACAACAGAGCGAAAACACAGAGATAACACAGGCTGTTGATACGGCGTCGGCACCTTTTTTGTTAACTACGCATGTGTTGCAGCATCAATCGACTACGGAACCTAAGATTTCTTTGAATGAGCTTACAGAGAGGTATATTGTTATTGCTAATGGAGTTTTGACATCGGGGGATACGCGAGGACAAGTGAAGTTCTCATTGGATCTCCCAGCTGCTATATATGGTAATTTGGACTCTTCGACGTCTACTGCGCTTCGACCGTTTACACTTATGAAAACTGACTTGGAAATTACTCTTAAAATTAATTCAAATCAAGCGCAGGCTGGTCGTTATGTATTGGCTTCGTATCCGTGTAGGAGACAGGCTTTTGGTGTGGCAGATAGTGTATTTCAGCAGATACAGAGAGAGCATGTTGAAGTGGATGTTTCTACATCGGCCGATGCTATTTTACAGATTAAGTATGAAAATTTACGGAATTTTATGCCGATTTTGACTAACGAAGTGGGTGAGACTACTGGTGAGTCATTCACCACGTTGACGCTTACGTGTTTGAGTCCCGTGAATGTTGTGGCGGGGGCGGTGGACGTGGTTCCCTACCAAGTGATAGCCCGATTTGTTAACCCGTTTCTAACAGGGATGAGATACCCGTTACCCGTTCAGGGACAAGGACCTGAGTTCCCGATTAGTACCACAAGGACTAGGGAGAAAGTTATTGAGACGGTTAGAGATGTGAACAATGTGCTTGGGGCGATACCCGTATTCGGGGCGCTATATAAAACGGTTATGCTTGCTGGTGCGTCAGCTGTCACTTCCGTGACTAGGTTTGTTGCCCCTGAACCATATACCAAGGTTTTGGAGGATACATTGGTTTATGTTGGAATGAGAAATAAGGACAAACCTGTGGATACCCGCCCATATTCGGTGTTGCAGCCCGTGTCGCAGAAGGCATTGTGTCATGGGTTGGGACCTATTGGAGCGACGAAAATGAGACTTGAAATGTCTGTTAATACTCCGCATCTTCCAGACATGGAAACTGTCCAGACTTCGGAATCTTATTCGGAGTTGGCACAGATTGGTGGAGTTCAGGAAATTTTTACGGTTTCTACGACGACTCCCAATGGACGATTACTTATTGATTTGCCCGTGGCACCGTTCGATGCCCGTTACCTGCCCAATACTGTTATTTCGGGTACTGGTGAGGGAGCTTCGCGCGTGTTGCCGCCTGTGACATATATATCGCAGCTGTTCCAGGGATATACTGGGGAGTTGGAGTATGAATTTATACCTGTTAAAACGGCGGCCCACAACTTTTCTATACTTGTTGCTTTCGTACCTTTTGATGGCGAGCCTGGAAATACTACGTTTGCACAGGCGTTATCGTGTCATTATAAGATTATAGATTTTAGAACAAATTCAGCTGGTGTTTTTACGGTGCCATTTGTGTCTAATTCAATGTTTAGATCGTACACTGGTACTGAGTCGTCTTTTATGTTTGCGAGAAATTTGAATACCACTACATATACATCTCCGACTATAGGGGGTGGTTTGACAGTGGGGCCGTTTGCTGCTTGGAAAGATCCCGGTAAGGTTAGTGTTTTTATGTTGAATCCTCTTAATCCGACACCTATTGTTGCCCCTGAGATAGAGATAATTGTCAAACTGCGTGGTGCCAAGAATATTCAATTTACGATACCGTCGCAGCCGCGATTTAGAACCGCTTACACTACAGATTCTTATGTATTTGCTCCAATTATATCTGGAGTAACGAATGCCAACCATTGGGGTACAGTGCCCCAGGGGCCTGTTCAAACAATGAATGATGATGAAGTACCTGGAGAACCTACAGTGCCATTGATTGGCCCGCAGATGACGCATATGGAGATGCACGATGATATATTGAATGTAAATAGGCGATTGATGCATTATGCAAGATTAACTACTGACGGATTGTATTATGTTGATGGTTCTGGTGCGACTGTGTATGCACCTATGTCTGGATCGAGTGCGTGTATACCTATTGTGTTGAGTGATCCCGTTTTTCAAAATTTTGGTAATAATGGACAGGGCTCGGTTAATTCGCAGGAAATGACTCCACGAAATATTCGTGATGCTACGGCTTCACTCTTCCGATTCGGAAGGGGGTCGGTTATTCTTTCGATTTTAAATCATTCGCAGAACAATTTGGTCATTTCATTTCTTCCACCGTTCCAGCGGCCAATGTATTTTAGTGCCGAGAATGGAACAACGACTTCCGTTTTTTCATTGGGTGTAGCTAGAACTTCAATTGGTTTATCGGCCCCTGACTCGCAGGGGTATGCATCCGTTCGAAATGTACCATCGGTGAATCCTGTTACGGATATTGAGATACCTTTCTACAGTTCGGCTGTGTATATGGACTTGCAGGCGCGTAATGGATTGGGAGCAGCCCTTGCAATTATGGGCAATTCTCAGAGTATGGCTAGAGGACCCCTTTATGATGTTGTGACGCGAACGTTGGGAACGCTTAAGATACAGACGGAATTATATCCTTTCCCTGCAACTGCGGAGAATCTCGCAAGGTTGCAGTCTACTGTTACTATTCGTATGGGATTATCGGACGATTTTAAGTTCCACCATTTTATGGGCACCCCCCCTGTAATTGCGAATTACCCGTTGGTTCCCTCAATTGGTAATGTCGCGCGGACTCTGACGAGGGCGGAGATTGAGGATGAATTGATTCGTGCAGGAATTGAATCAAATCCTGGACCTGTTGTTAAGGATGTTGGTACTGAGCCGCAGGGCATGTGGGATTTTCTGAATGATCTGGTTAGTGCACCTACTGAACTAAAGAGGGTGCGCGAACAAGGGGATTATTTTAAGGAGGTCATAGGATCGCTAAAGGAAAAAATCGTGAGGTCGTTTAATATATCTGTGACGCAGGCGGCCGCTTTGGCATCAACAATGCTGGCGGCTTACATGAATCCCTCTCCGTACACGGTCGTCTCGGCTGTGACCAATTTATTGGTTGCGCTTAATATAGTTGATGATACTTTTCTTATGAAGGTTATGTTGGGATGTAATGAACCCCAAAATGTGAAGGGGCAAGGCCCGCTTGATGACGACAAGCGTGAGAGCCCTAATTGGATCGTGCCTTTGTTGGTGTCGGGATTTGTTGAGTATTGTTGTTCGGCCATGCAAAAACAGGACATTGCATTGGATCCCAGTAATATAGATGAAAGGACCGTGTTTATGAAGTTGACGGAGGCGTTAACTGGAGTGAATTGGTTTAGAGTGAGCGCCGTTATGGTGGTTACCTCAAGGTTGGTGATGGCTTTTAAGTGGCTATTTGAGAAGGTTCAATCGTGGCTTAGGCCGAGTACGAGTTATCTTTTGTTGAAGCATAATCCCAAATTTATTGAAAATTTTATGAATGACTACACGTTTATTATGAATGAATTGAATAAAAATTCAATTATAGGAATACGACAATGTAGGGATAGGTTTTGGACGACGCTTTTGTCAGCATATTATTTGAAGGGAATAATGGCGAAAGAGAGAATACGTAATCCTACGCTTTTGAATACGGTTAATGATATTATCAAGAAAGCTAATGAATTGACATCTATTTTGTCAGCGCCTCCGGTGCGTTTTGAGCCGTTTGTGGTGTGGATATTCGGGCCGCGTGGTGTTGGGAAGAGTACGTTGCTTCAGCAGCAGTTGATTGATATATTGGAGCAGCATAAGGGCCCAGGTAAGTTTGAGCACCCGAATCCCGTATATACTAGGAACCCTACCTCGCAGTGGTGGAATGGTTATAATGGGCAGCCAATTGTTTTGTATGATGATATTGGAGCTGTGTCTTCTGCGGAGATAGATCCAATAGTGGCTGGTGAACTGATGGCTATTAAATCATGTGCCATCATGCCATTGGAGAAGCCCCGTATTGAGGAAAAGGAGTCGTTGATGACATCGGTAATTGTTGGCATAGCATCTAACCATCCATGTCTTAAGTCCTCAGTAATAAGAGACGTTGGAGCGATGGATAGAAGGAGGGACATATTGGCACGGTGTGAATTTACCCCGGAAGTAGAAAAATATATAAAGTCTAAGAAGTTGTTGAATGTGGCATCTGCTTTACCAGAGGAAATGACGAGGAATAACAAACATTTGCGATATGGAGTGTTTAAGGATCCGACAAAGGTTAGACCGAATACGCAGGATGTGCGAGTGGAAACTAGTACTGAACCGGATATGTGGCTTACGTATGATGAGTTTATGGAGTATTCTATCGATGTATTTACGAGGTATTACACAAAGGAGCTTGAAAAAATGACGAAACGGTACAAAGATATGTTGCGTTTATGCCCGACATATGCGAAAGGACTTACGGACGAGGCATCGGTGAGAATGGCTATTATGCAGATGATCCTTAAAGTGGAGGAATCTAAGAGTACAACCACTATGGATACTCTGAGATATTTGATACAAAAGTTGGAACAAACAACGCCTGAATATTACAAGACATTACATAAAACTACGAAGGAGCAGCTTGAGACGATTAATAAAGTGAACACACAACCTGAAGGGAAATTTATTATAGATAAAAATAAATTTGATCCTGGACATTGGGCTTTATCACAGGTTGGTGGTAGTAGACTAGTGGATTATGCGAAGTATATATATGACACGCTCATACCGTGGCATGCACCTATATATGGTAAGGAGACTGTTGAATTTAAGGATGATACGAAGTGTGTTTTCTGTAAGGAAAAAATTGATATGGTAACGTATGTGTGTAATACAGCGAAATTCAATGAACATCTTGCGTGTACCTGTAGGGCTGCTGCTGTGGTTAATGATACAAATGTTGTATGTGTGTATTGCGATACCCCGATGGTTCCCGTATTTAATAGACAGCCACAGAGTATCTATAATTGGATGGCGGCGCTTTTGTCGGCGGCGAAGGACGTGTTATATGATCCTATCAATAGCTTGCCGGAAACATGGAATAAGGAAAAATTTCGAACCAATATGAGGATGCTTGCGATATCTGCTGTTACGGCGCTTGTCATGTATACATCTATAAATTTTGCTGACATCGTGTTTAAGAAATCTACTTACAATGCTTTTTATAAGTATGTTGGGGAATTACCCCATAAGGTTTTAACGGTTGGAGAACAAGTGTACCTTATGACGAAGTCTGGCGTGAAGTTTTTGTTGTGTAGGAACCAAGACACTGAGTTTTTTATCCCGGCTAAGGATGATGTTGAAAACGCACAAGGCGAGTTTGATGTGCTGCCAATAGAGCCGGGGGAAATTATGGATATTGAATTGGGCGGAGGATCGGGTTTTAAAGTGGTTGGTCATTCTAAGAAGGCATCCAGGAAGGCGCAAAAGATAAATAGAGAAGAATTTAGTAAAATTTCGGACACTGCCTCGACATCCTCAGATGAAAGCGACGCGTCTGCGCACAAACATGAGAAACACGGTGTGGAATTCTTTTCTTGGCTTAGAGTTGGGGAGAGGGAGAAGTGTCAGCATGATGGTGCGATTATTGAAAAGATATTGCGCAAGAGGATGTCTGAATTGTCGTGCACATTGGATGGAAAATTGGTGTTGTATGCGGTTGAGGAGGACGAGACTGAGATAGTTTTGGTCGTGGAGAAATGCTGTAGCGCATGTTTATTATTGGACGATCGCATAGTGCTTAAGATAAGTGATTTTTTTAACCAGAACTCACCGATTTGGAAGCAACACATAGATGAAGGATTGCTGGAATATGTGCCAGAGTTGTATGTTAAGTTTCTTATGGAGTGTAGGAATGGTGCCAATGTGGAAAGGACAGTACACAATGAGAAATATTCGAAATGGCAGAATCAGATTCTGTCCCAGATAACAACTAAGTTTATGGAGGCAGTGCATGTGGTTTGGGTTTTTTTGACGGAGAATTATAAAATGTTTTTATCCGGATGTGCCATTATCTTCTGTGCGTATAAGGGATATAAGTGGTATAAAAATGATGAAGGGATTATTGAGCCAGTGGATCCTCAGGGTTCTTATGTTTCGGCGTCACAGAGGACTATTAGGTCTGGTATTACTAGAACAATCAATAATTCATATCTTAAGGGTACGCAGGCACATGGACCGTATTTGAAGGAACCGAACCAGGCGGTGTTGGCTAGGGCTGCTAGAATACGGAAGAATTATATAACGATGCAGCTTAATTCCATACCCATTTGGGGTATTGGTTTGTACGGACATACGGTTTTGATGACGAGGCATAATTGGCATTGGCTTAAGTTTGCGGCAAGAACTATGAACTTGGATGCGCTTACGATCATGTCACGTGGAAGTGACAATGTTGTCGTGAAGTTCAGTGAGGTATTGGAGGTTTTGGACCTGCCCGAGGTTGAACATGTGTTGATTGAATTGCCTAAGAAAGGGCTGCAATGTTTTTCGAACATACGCACGTATTTTACAAAAGGTTTAGATGAGAAGGGTGAAGCGACGAACCCACAGTTGGACGAGTTGGCATATTATATTGATGTGTTGGACGGTTTGACTTTAAAGTCTACGGCAATATCTGCTATAGGGAAGGGAGAACCAGTGCAGACAACATTTACTATTAATAGTAAGACTGAGGATTATTTGAATTCAATACCATCGCAGTATGATTGGATAATTACACCGACCCAGGCGAAGGGTATGTGTCTAACTGCATTTCTAGACAAGCAGGGTAACATACTTGGGTTCCATGTGGCAGGGAATGCGCGACTTCGGCAGGGATATGTTGCACCTATTTTTAGGGAACTTATTCCCGATGCCGGCATTGCTAGTGTGGTGACGGAGCCCGAGGGACCATCTACGGAGAACCTCACGTATATGTACAGTGTGATAGATGCACCATACCATACGTTCCAGTCGAAGATTGTACCATCGGTATTGCAAAGTGAGGCTTATGATCCAGAGAAGGAACCGTGTATACAGAGTAGAACGGATCCTCGATACACGCACGGAGCGGATCCATTAACGGATGGAGTGGCTACTATTGGGCAACCAACGAAGCCATTGAATGATGAAATACTTATGTTGGCGTATGAGTCTGTGCGTGATGAGCTTCTTGGGGTTCTGCCACCACCGTATGTGCAACCACCAGTGTCTATCAGGGAGGCGATTACCGCTGAGAGGGCCCCAATTTCGTCGTCAATGAACTTGGCCACGAGTGCGGGTTATCCTCTTGCGGGGCGCGGATCGCGTGAAAAAAAGAAAAGTGATTACATTCTTGGCGGACAGTTGAAGGCGAGTGTACACAATAAGATTAATAAGGCATATGTCCAGAGAACTAATGGGATAAGGCCACCGTGTGTTTATTGGGCGCATCTTAAGGATGAATTGAGACCAAGTGAGAAATTACGAAGATTTGGAGGGACTCGTGTTTTTAGTGTACCACCATTAGAGTTGGTGTTGAATTCTAGGCGTTTCTTGCTTCCATTTATGGATGCATTTCAAAGCTTTCCAATCGAGGCTCACCATGCCATAGGACTTAACCCAAATTCCGGAGATTGGAGAAGGTTGCGAGATACATTGTTGGAAAAGGGGCCCTGTTTGTTGCAAATGGATTATAAAAATTATTCTGATGCAATACCTAAGGAATGTGTTGCGAAGGCGTTCCACATTATAGTAGATTATTATAGAAAGTGGCATTGCTCTACGGTTGAGATAGAGAATGCTTTGAAGACATTATTTTTGGATACGGCTGATGCTGAATTGCTCGTGTATGGCGACGTGTTTAAAGTTAACAATGGAGTACTGGCTGGGCATCCAATGACTTCCGTTGTGAATTCCGTAGTGAATCTTATTTTAATGAATTATATGTGGATCAAGATAACTCGTCGTAGAGCGAGCGAGTTTTTCAAGTTAACGTATATTATTGTCATGGGTGACGATGTTGTAATATCGTTGCCAAAACAGCTCACTGAAGAGTTTGATTGTAGGAAAATTTGCGCAGAGTTCGCTAAGTATGACATTAAAGTTACAGACAGTGAGAAAAATTTAACAGGCGAACCAAAGCCATATGATTCTTTTGACAAATTTGAATTCTTATCGAGGGGTTTTAGCGACTGCGATGCTTACCCCGACATAACGTTTGCACCTGTCAAGACGATTGCATTATTTGATTGTCCCCTCTGGATAAGTAAAGGCCAGGATGAGGAAGAGCAAACAATACAGGCTATTCAGGCCGGGCTATTGTTGGCGTTTGATCATGGACCCGAGTTCTTTGGAAAGTATAAGCAGCTGTTGCTGGAAGGCACGTCAGTTCCGACATATAATTATTTTACGTGGAGTGAGCTGTATTCCTTGTTTCATGGTGATGTTTATAGTTCTGGCGAGCAGTCTGTGCAAACCAATAATGAGCATGGGATTGTCTTGAAGAAAATACCAATGGTGTTGTCCTACATTTATGCAGATTCGATGTGTATTGGCAGTGATGCAGAGATTGGTGAAGAGAAGGGAGCACTCGAAGCGCAAGCAATGTTTCAAAAGAAGCAGCTGAGGGCAATTAATATCTCTAAACAGGCGGAGCACTACCTGACGGCCGCTGAAGATATCTATGATAGTTTGGATAAGGTGAAGAACTTAGAGAAGTGGAGATGTGGTTGCAAATATGATTGTATGAGAGAGGTTGAAAGGAGAATGCTCGAAAAAGTGGGAAAGTCGATGAATGCCCTGCTTGAGGAGAACGCCAAGGAACCTTTAATAGAGATGTTGGAATGAAGCAGTTTATTTTAAATATTTAGTTTGATATTTTTGGTTTGTATAATTGTATTATTAATATTATATTGTTTATCAGGTAGTTATAGCTGGGCACACTTGCGGTTTCCGAACGCAGTCGGAGATACGTAGTCAGCTAGTAGCGCATGTTTATTTAGAATTAGGACACCGGAAGTGGAACGCCTAAGAGAGCGAGGCCCGCGGTGTAGGTTTTGATCATTTATTCTTTATAATTGTGT